TATTTCCGACAGGCGATACAGACCGACGGATTTGACGGAAGGCGACACCCAGCATTATGATTATCGCGGAAATAAAATAACGTGTAAAAGTACTGGAATTGAAATTGAATGCAAAAACGGGAATAAAATAGAATTGGTATCAGGAGAGATGAAGGTGAACGGTACCAACTTGGAGGTGTTATTGTGAGTCTTGAAATCGCAAACGAAGATTTTGCAATCACGATTACACCATCCGGAGCTTGGATGCCGGGGACTCCTGAATATACGATGTTCAAGGCGACTAAATTGAAAGTAAATACAAAATTCGCTTTAATCTGGCATTTACTCTGGCAGTTAACCGCGCTCGATTGTGTTCTTGCTGGACATACTTTGACAAATGGCGCGGGTATGATAATGCCTACAGGAAATAAATGTTTTACAAATGGAGACAATCCATTGAGGCGAACTGATTCTGGAAAATGCAACGGAGTTTTCAAAAATAATGCTGATCCGGCGGTTACTGTTTTATGTAGCTGTAATTATGAGATTACGAACGCGGGACAGAATAAGGCTTTGTGTAACTGATGGCGAACGATATAAAAATAATATGGGATGACGACCTTGCAGAAGGAGACATCCAATTTGACAACGGCGATTTGGTAAGAGAGCCGGGACTTGAAACGGCTGTCTTAATGTCGTTATATACCGATAGACTGGCGGACATTGATGACATATTGCCGGATAGCCAGTCAGACGATCGGCGCGGATGGTGGGGGGATTTAATAAATAATACGAACGATGACCAGATCGGATCGCGGTTATGGTTGCTTGAACGCGCAACGACAACAACGGAAACTTTAGTTGATGCCAAATTCTACATTGAAGAGTGCTTACAGTGGATGATTGACGACGGAGTTTGTCAAGATATTGAGGTCGAAGTAGAGAGACAAAATAGAGATGACGGAAGCGCAACACTGGCGGCAAAAATTTCAATTCTTAAATCGGACGGTACGACAACAGCTATTAAATTTTCTGACTTATGGGACGCGCAAATAGGAGAATAAAATGCCTTTTGACAGACAAACATTATCGGAAATAAATACTCAAATTGAAACTGATATTACATCGAGGATAACCGGCGCGGTTACTTTACTCAGGCGGTCTATTTTAAAAGTATTCGCGAAGGCTTACGCGGGCGCGGTTCATTTGCTTTATGGAAATATTGAATATAATAAAGATCAACTTTTTGTCACAACGGCGGACGCGGAAAATTTGGAATTGCACGCTAACGAATATGGTATAAGCAAAACGGCCGCAGTCAAGGCTACAGGCACGGGAACGGCTACAGGTACGAACGGGACTGTCATCCCGATAAGTACAGAGCTACAATCGAGCAGTAACGAGGTCTATCTGACAACAGCGGAGGCAACTATTTCCGGGAGTTCAATAACATTATCTTTAAGCGCGAAGGTTGCCGGTGCTGATGGAAACGAGGTCGGCGGCGCGGTCTTGACTTTCGTGTCTCCGATTGCCGGCGTTGATACATCGGTCACAGTCGCAACTGCGGGCATTGACGGCGGCACTGATGAAGAGACTGACGATGATTTAAGGACACGGACTTTAACACGTAAAAGACAGGCCCCTCATGGCGGCGCGGACTTTGATTATCCCGTCTGGATGAAAGAATGTTCAGGGGTGACAAGAGCATGGAGTATTCCGCTTTATCAGGGAATCGGAACTATAGGGTGCGCGTTTGTACGAGATGACGATGCCGATATAATTCCATCGGTCGCGGAAATTGCAACGGTCGAGGCATATATCAAAAGTCACGCCGATCCGATAACGGGAAAGACTATCGGAATACCAGCGACAGCGGAAGCCGGACTGTATATGATTCAGCTCACGCCGATGACTTGTGATTTTTCAATTTCAATTTATCCAAATACGTCAGCAGTTCAAACGGCGGTTGAAGCTAAACTTGAAGAGCTTATTTTAGAGGAAGGCGGGCCGGGGCAGACTTTATATTTAAGTCAGATAAGATCGGCTATAAGCGCGGCGGTCGGAGAGGACTTTCACAATTTAATATATCCGACTTTGGATGTAACCGCGTCAACTGTTCAAATTCATGTTATGGGTACGATTACATGGAGTAATTATTGATGAGAACTTATAAAGAATATAGAAGGCTTTTACAAAGTCTTTTCCCACGTGGTAAGTTCTGGACACGTGCGGAGAGTGCGACACTTACACAGGTATTAAACGGGCTGGGTGAGGAATTGTCACGGGTAGAGGGCAGGGCAGAGAATTTAATAATTGAGTCTATCCCGTCAAGAGCGGACGAGACTTTGGAAGAATGGGAAGAGGATTTTAATTTACCTGAGTTTGGATTAAGTCTTGCAGATTCAACAGCCGGACGGCAGGCAAGTATAAGTGCAAAACACGTGGCGGTCGGTCAGCAGAATAAAGAATACTTTGAAGAGATTGCACTGGCACTCGGATACAACATAAGCGTTACGGAATTTCAAAAGAGCCTTGCGGGTATAGTGACCGCCGGGCATGACGATATCGGAGTTTGCATAAATGAGAGCGGATTACTTGACGAAGAGGCAATATGGACAGATCCGATTCACGGGATAGATGACGGAGAATTTAATTTAAACACATTAAAACTCTGTTCGTCATTTGACGGAGTTGACGGGTCAAAAGCATATACCGATCCGATACAAGGCGCGGCGACATTTGTCGGAACTGCTCAATTAGATACGGCACAAAAAAAATTCGGTGCGGCTTCGCTTCTGCTTGATGGCAATTCAGATTATGTTACATATCCGGATTCGGCTGATTTCTATCTCGGAGCTGATAATTTTAAAATTAGTATGCGAGTGCGGCTTGCGGTAGATCAAGCATCCGGTTTTTACGAGCAACATATTGATGTCAATAATAGAATATCTTTTGCTTATAACAAAATTAACACAAGACTTAGAATGTATATTATCTCCAATTCAACTATTGTGACCTATTTTTATTGTTTGTGGTTCCCTGTGGTTGATACATGGTATCACATCGAAACAGTAATAAGTGGAAATTCTCAATATATTTTTATCGATGGGATAAGTCAGACATTGATAATTCCTAATCCCATAGCAGATAAAACTCTACCAAATATAACAGCTCCTCTTAAAATTGGATACGACCAACAAAATTTTTATTATCACAACGGATGGATCGATGAAGTAGTAATCCAAAAAGGGGGAGAGGTCGAGACTGCCGATTTTACGCCGCCGACTTCTGCGACTACATACGACAGGGCGATTTATTTAAATGATTCTGCTTATGTATCGACAACGGAGCGCGGGGTGTTTTATTGGCTTGTGAATATAAACGTTTCAAAGGCCATGATGGAGTTTTACACGCTGGCGAATATCAGTCTTTTGATATCGAGTATAGAGAGTAAAAAACCGGCTCATTCAATTGTGCTTTTTAGATTTGTCGGTGTGGAATTTTCAAACGCATTTTCTCAGGACTTTGATTCTGTTCCGTGGTATGATGGGTCAAGCTGGCCGATATCTTTCAGCCGGGATTTTTCGATTGATTTTGCGAACGCTTATGATTATGATGGTGTCAAGTTGATCGGTTCTTTCGACAGTGCATTTTCGGAGGACTTCGATTCTTATAGGGGCGGATGTTTTTCTTTCGATGAGTTTTCGACGGACTTTTTAAGGCCGAGTTAAAGGGTAAATTATGGAAGAGATATGGAAAGACGTTCAAGACTACGAGGGATTTTATCAAGTCTCGAATAAATCTGAAATAAGAAGTGTAGATAGATATATTTATTGTACTCGAAATAAAAGTTATAGTTTAATGAAAGGTAGAATTTTAAAACAAACTTTCGGAGGTAATTACTATGGTGTTACGTTAACAAAAGACAATAATAAAAAATATAAATTAGTTCATAGATTAGTGGCAGAATTATTTATTGCTAACTCCGAAAATAAATCGGAAGTTAATCATATTGACGGAAATAAAAAAAATAATAAATTGAATAATCTTGAATGGGTCACTCATAAAGAAAATGAAAGCCATGCAAGTAGATTAAATTTAAAAGCAAATGGAGAAAATCATCATAATTCAAAATTTAAAAATAATGATATTATAAATATTTACAAAACATATCATAATAAATTAAAAACACTTTCACAATTAGCAAAAAAATATAATGTAGCATATACAACTATTGACTATATAGTCAGTAAAAAATATTGGAAAAAAATTCTAATGGAGGTCTAACATGAGCGATGTACAACGTAGCCGCGCACAGATACTTGCATTCTTAAATGACAACGTAACTGGTCAAATTTCAGCGCAGGACTTGAGGGACACGATAGTAACAATCATGGAGCAAGAGTTTGCAAACGCCGG